GGTCAGTATGTGCATTTCGCCCGTGCCGCCAAGGTTTGCCGGGCTGTCGTATTTCAGGCCATTGATGCTGATGGTGTCTGGAATGACTACCACGTCTTCCGGTTCCGGGGGCAGAAGTTCCTGGGCGATCGTCGGGGTGCTGGCCGGGTAAAGCGCATCCAGTTCTTCGTCAGTAAGCAGGTCGTCTTTGAAGTCTTCGAATTGCGTCATTTCCGCCGCCTGCGGAGGCGCTTGCGGTGCCGTGGGTGTTTGGACCCATAAATTTGGCGGGGTGACGTCCACATAATTGACGGTGCACCGGCAGCGCGGGTGCGCCGGGGGGGTTTCCAAGCCGTTTGAAAATGGGCTGGTGAGGTCTACGGTTTCGCGGTCGAGCTTGCCGCACGTCGGGCATACACGTTCATCAAAAGCCGTACTCCATTGTTTCTTTGCGCCGCCGATTTTGCCGAAATAATAGGCATCCTTCATGGTCTGGCATTCTGCGTAATTGTAAGCATACGCCAATTCGGTGATGGCGATGGTATCGGCCCGCTGGCGGTGCAATTTTTCCGCGTATTTAGCCTGAATCTCGCGGGCCTTGGCAGGAGTTGCGCCGTCCTCTATGGCGGCCATGTACCGGTTGTACGCTGACTGTGACTGGTACTTTGTCAGCCCGATGGTTGGGCGAATCGCCTTAGCAAGCTCCCTTGCGCTCATGGTGTCGGACATAGCGGCCTGCCGTACAAGCATATTGACGGCCTTGTACTGATTTTCCGAAAGCTCCCTTATCAGTTTGCCGCCGTGCTGGTCGATGAAAGGGTCCATGAAGGCATACGTCATTGATTCTGCGCCCCGCCCGATAATGTCTTCAAGCGCTTTTGCACTTGCTTTGATTGCCTTGTTCACGATCGGGGCGTACGCCTCGTTGATGAATTTGCTGTAATCCTGCTGCCATTGTGCCAGGTATCCCATGTCAAGCTGCCCGGCGAAGATCGCCTCCCGAATCTGCTTGTATGTAATTGCCTGCTGCTGCTTCTTCCATGTGTGGTTCAGGAACGTGCAAAGTTTCGGGCTATTGTAGTCGATGAAGCTGTCCAGGGCGGATTTGACGTCAATCGCTTGCTGCTGCACTTTCGCATCCTCCCTGCTGTTCCCGTTTCGTTATTCCCTGCCAAGTTCCTTCCGGGCCTGTTTCGCCAGCTTTTCGTCCTCTGCATCCTCAGCGGCTATTTCTTCTGCGTCGATTTCGCCGCCTGTATCCTTTTCGCGCTGTGCAAAGCGCTGCTGCTGCCTGATGGTCTGGTCAAACTGCTGGGCTTCCAGCCGCTCCGGAAGGTTTGCGGTTTCGCGGACAAAGTCTTCCAGCGCTTCGTCGGGCATGATGACGCCGCAACCGGTCAGCTCGCGGATGTACGCGCTAAGGTCTTTCAGGTTGGGCGCTTCCGCGCTGCTGTGTGTCAGGGTGGGATAGTCAGTTATCCCGGCGAAGTGCTCGGCGTTCATGCCGATGAGGCGGGGGATGCCCTGGCTGTTGAACACCTCGCAGATTATATCCAGATAGCTATCCAGCGCGATGCTGAACAGCTCGGTCTTGTTGCTTGACAAGGCGAAGCTGCCGACGCCCTGGTGGCCCAGCAGGAGGAAGTCAGCCATCGTGCTCATGGCGATCCGGGTATCGTACCGCTCGATGATCTGATTCGTATCGAACTGCCGCCTGCCGCCGCTGGTAAGCAACTGGAATTCCCAGCCGAACGGCAGGACCAGGCCCTCGGTGGCGTCCCGGCGAACATTTCGGACGATCTGCTCCGCACGGGCAAACGATTCTATCATGACCGGGTCGTCCTGGTTCCATATATCCCAGCCTTCCGGCGGGGTCAGGATAGGCAAACCGGCCAGGTCGCGTTCGAGGCCCATTCCCTCGATTTCCTGGATGCGACGCTTGAAATACCAACTCTTGAAAGAACTGCGGAGGATGCTTCGCCCCTCGGGGTTGTTCTTCCGGCTCTTGGTCCGGAAATGAAGCGCCTTCTCAATCGGGATAGTGGCGAATACGTACCGGGGCGGGGCGAGCTGCGTCATACCGGTGAGATTGTCGCTATCGTCGTACTCCCACTTGAACAGGGTTTCCTGGGCGCGGATGGGCAACTTCTGCCATCCGATGAGGCCGTCTGTGTACCGGCTCTTTTCTCGTGGATCGTTGACGTTCCCTGTCCGCCGCTTGTAGACAATTTCGTGATAGCTCCAGCCGAACGGAAGGAAGGAAAGAATCTCGCTTATGGTATCCGTCCAGGTGTCCTGCATATCGTCCATGCAGCTCTCTATGAATTCGGCGCATTCCAGGTCCTTGGCGCTGCTACCGCCCGGCTGGATTCTCCAGGCGGTCTTCCGAATCAGCATTTCGATGGTGTACAGGATCGCGCCGCATACTTCGTCGTTCTCGCTCATCTCGCGGTAGACTTCGATGCCGCGTCTGCCCTGGAGCTCGCGCAAGAACTCTTCGGAGAATATGCCAGCGTAGCGTCGCTGGCCGATTGAGCCGTATTCTTTCATGCTTCGTGGCATTCGTATCTCCCTCGTTTCGTTTTGGCTTTATCGTCTTTGCCACGGACTGACGCGGTCCGCGCCGTAATTCGGCGGCGGCAAGCTGCTGGCTGATCCCGCGGCAATGTAGTTGATGGCCTGGGTCATGGCGTCGACGTCATCATCATGTGCCGCGTTGGGAAAGGTGACGCATTCCTCGATGAAGTCATGGACCCATGGTGCCCTGGCGGGCGACGGGAGAAAAATGTTTCCCGCCTCGGCGAAAGGCGCGATGGCTTGCGCCCGAACCACTTTGCCGCCCTGTGGATTGACCGGGATAAGCCCGCTGATTTCTTTTTTCAGAAGCTCGATTACCGCCGGGCCGTTTGCCTTATCCTCTATGAGCTTGGCCCTGGCCCGTGGGTGCTTCGCCGATAATGTCCTGATGCTGCGCATGGTGTCCGTGATACCCATCCGGGCGTGTACGCGGTCAACCAGGTAATAGTTCGCGCCGGTCCGCTGCCATACGTGCCCGGCGACAAAGTCGTTTGTATTCCCTTCCTTGAACGTGCAGTCCCAGCTTTGTACTTGGGTTCCCGCCTGTGGCAGTATGTCGTAAAACTGGAACCAGCTGCGTTTCAGGATGCCGCCGTCGCTCGGTGCCGGTCGCTGCTGATACAGGCCGGCAAAGGCGTAGCTGCCTATGTTGATTTTCTGGCGGGCGATCCAGTCTTCATCGAAGCCGTGTTCAGGCCAGAGAGCTTCTCCTTCCTGCCGCCCCAGCAAGTCGTCCTCATCCTCGGCGAGCGCCGGGAGCCGGAGCATGGTCCAGTCCTCGACGTCTCCATAATAGGGGTTAAGGAGGCGTCCGCACAGGTCATCCTCATGCCATCGGGTCATGATCACGATGATTGACGCGCCGGGGTGGAGGCGGGTCAGGAAAGTGGACGTGTATTCGTCCCATATCCTTTCCCGCATTGTCGGACTGTCGGCTTCCTGCCGGTTCTTGAC